TACGTCTGATGAAAATTCATTTAACTCTTCTAGATTTGATGACCCAGAACATACCCAATATTTTTTATTAGTACCCTTTCTGTTGAATTGTTTACCAGCACAGTACCTTTTAACGTAACCAACCCAATTGTCGGCTACTGGTGACTCGCATAAGTGTAGTAGGTTGTAAAAGTCTATAGGTTTATTTGTTATAGGTGTACCAGTTAGTAACCATCTCTTTGGTATCTTGAAGGCGAAGTCGTTAAATATTTTAGTTCTATTAGATTGTGAATTTTTTAAGTAGTGTGCTTCATCAGCTATAACTAAGTCGAATTTATGATAATCAATAGGTGACACAGGTAGATCTTCAGTATTAACACCTCTCCTAGGTAGATGGTGGAAATTTTTTAGAATATCATAGTTGACTATTGTCCATTTCTTAACTTCAAAATTATTACCATTAACAACACTTATATTATCTAACGAGTCGTAATTAGATATCTCTATCTCCCAATTTAATTTTAATGAGGCTGGGCAAACTATTAATATCTTTTCAGCACCACCTTCTATCGCAGAAATTATTGCTGAGGTTGTCTTACCTAGACCCATCTCGTCAGCTAATATAAACTTATCATTACTTAATAATTTCTTTATAGCGTCTACTTGGTGGGGTTTTGGTGGCCTAGAATATTTACTTATATCGATATCTGGTTCAGTTTTTATCGGTTTTATACAGGTTTTTGAAATATAGAAAACAAAGTTTTCGTTACAACCTTCTTCAAAACAACCGCTTATATGTAGTAAATCATTTTTNCTACTTAAAAGTTTATTAACAAAAACTTCTTCTGGTATGAAATCTAATTTCAATTGTTCTGATATAAAATTTCTACATGATGGGTTTATCGTGAAAAGTTTATTTACGATAATTGGTTCCACATAACCATTTCTTACAATGTAATTACTCTGAGCTTTTGTGGGGACAAAACTTTTAGTTTTATTATAATCACCTTTTATCTTTAATATGTGATCATTAGTCCCTTTGTAAGTTTTTAATATATCTAAAGCCCTTTTTTCTATAGGTAGTTTCATGTTGTACGCATTTATATCGTATAAACCTTATTATTTAATAATTGTAGTGATTTCTTATTAAAAGTCAATTCATTAATATATTAAACTATTTATATATAATATATATTAACTTAATATGAATAGAAAAACCAGGGTACCTAATAGTAGGTTAAACAAATTTTATGATGAAGATGACTTTAGGTTAGAGCTGGATATGGCTACTGAACTAATAGAGGGTGATATGAATTTTAATGTAGTTTTATTTAGGATAGATAGGGTTAATACTCAGGTAGATGATGTTTATCAAGAAGGTAACGCTTCTGATATAAGGTTTAAGTCACCTGTTGAACTTAAAGTTATATTAAATTTATCTACCAGTGAGAATAAGTCTTATTTACCTGACGGTAATATGAGGTATCAGGATTACGGTAATTTAGAATTCACTGTACTTAAAAAGCAGTTGGAAGAAAAGAATATAGATATATCTTATGGAGATATGGTTGGTTATTCTGATTATGAAGATAATTTCAAATACTTTACTGTAATTGATGATGGTAAAATAACTAGTGACAACCCTAGTTCACACTTCGGGTATAAGGGTTATTTTAGAAGAATAAAATGTACTAACGTTGATTCTAACGTTTTTAATGGGATATAATTATGGCTTTACCAGGTTCTTTTAAGAAGAAAATAAATATAAATAGAGATCGCGCTAACATCACTTATCCTTATTCTATGCAAAGCGGTGCAGCTGAGAATATGAAGGATATGATCACGGATAACGATACTTATTTACCTAAAGGTGTATTACATATAGACCTGGATAGAGGATTTAAGGAATTCGTTAATAATGATTTGTCTTTAACCTTAAATGGTGATAAGACACCAGTTTTTATGATGGGTATACAATCTTGGAATGAGTTTTCTCAAACATGGAAGTTTTCCGATGAGTATAAAAACACTAAGATACCTTTCGTTAATATAGTTAGAAGTCCAGATACTAAATATGGTACAAACCCTTCACTTAGGTACAATATCCCTACAGGTAAACATTATACTTATGCTGAAGTACCTACTTGGGATGGTAATAATAGAGGTGTTGATATATATCAAATACCTCAACCTATACCTGTGGATATAACTTATTCGGTTAGAATATTCTCTTATAGACAAGAGGAGTTGAATAAGTTTAACGCTATAGTTTTAAAGAATTTTCAGAGTAGACAAGCGTATACCGTTGTTAATGGACATTACATACCTATAGTTCTTGAGGATACGTCTGATGAGAGTCAAGTAACAGATTTGAATAATAAAAGGTTTTATGTTCAATTATACACATTTAACTTACAAGGTTTTATATTAGATCCAGATGATTTCATCGTAACTCCTTCAGTTAACAGAACGATAACTATAACCGAAAACAATTAAAAATAATGTAACTTTTTTTAAAATGAACCTACTTTATGGTTTTTTGATAAAAAGTTTAATATTTATCAATAAGTAAAATTAAAAGATTAATAAAATTAAAAGATATGGCAAATAAAGTTTATGCATCTCCAGGTGTTTATACAACGGAAAAAGACTTAACATTTACAACGGAAACTGTCGGTGTTACTACTTTGGGTAGTATAGGTGAGACGGTTAAAGGACCTGCTTTTCAACCTATGTTTATCAGGAATTTCGATGAATTCCAAACGACTTTCGGTGGAACTGATCCACAAAAATTTAAAAATACACAAATAGTTAAATATGAATTACCTTATATAGCTAAACAGTATTTATCTCAATCAAACCAATTATACGTAACAAGAGTATTAGGTTTATCTGGGTATGAAGCTGGTATGGCTTGGTCTCTTAAGACTATGGGGGCTATTGATGATACTACGTTGGCTACAACTGGTGTTACTAAAACATCTATATCTTTTGAATTTGATACGGCTACAGATAGTTTTTATGTACCTGGTGTCTCTGGTTCTACTGAACTTATAACATATGTTTCTGATGAAACTGGAATATCGGAGGATGAATTTTCTGTTGTATTCAATAGTTTCTTTACTACTATAGGTGGTTATCAGAATGCACAATTTTACGATAAAAAACATTCTATGTACTGGGGGTTATTAACTTCTCAGTTAGAAACTGATATTGATGCTGATGCTATAGTTTCTAATGGATTGGCACCAGATTACGTAGATTCTTATAATCTACCTTTAAGTGTACCAGCTTCCGATAGAGATTCTTACATATTAAATAATGAGATGATTTATAATTCAAGTACTGGAGAATATGAAGGTACTAGTTTTGGTCTTTTCTGCCATTCTTTCAGTCCTAGTGGGGCAAGTACTATTACTGGTGAATTAGAGTTATATGTAACTCATTTATCAGCAAAACCTAACGAGGAAGGTCATAATAAAACCGTTGCTACTTTAAGAAGTAGAGGTGGTTATGTTAGTGATAGGTTGATTTTTGATGTTGCTTCTTTAGGTATGTCTTCAAAAGACGAGTTGGTTAACGACCCTTATTTAGCATTCGACTTGACGGGTACAACTGCTAATCCAGCTGGTAATACGTTTTCTTATACAGTTTCTTTAGATAGAGATAAATCTAATTATATAAAGAAAGTTATTGGGTCTACACCTAATGATAAAGATTCTATGATATTTGTTGAAGAAGTTTATGATAACTCTTTAAACTTAGGTAGATTACAAGGTAAGATTAAAGGATTACATACTGAGCTAGTAGCTGAAAATGATTGGGATCATTATAAATTCCAATTCCAGTCACCAGTAACACCTTTTATAGTATCTGAACTTAGAGGTGGGTTACCACAAAGATTGTTTAGATTAATTTCTATATCAGATGGTACTAACGCTAACTTTGAAATTAAGTTATCTATCGCTAACGTAGATTTATCTAAGAAGACATTCGATTTATATATAAGATCTTTTAAAGATACTGATAAATCACCAGTTATTTTAGAAAGATTCCTTGATTGTACTATGGATGAGACATTAGACAATTATATCGGTAGAAAAATTGGTACAATAGATAATAAATACCCTTTAAAAAGTAGTTATGTCGTTCTTGAAATGGCTAATAACGCACCTTCTGATGCAGTTGCTGCTGGTTTTGAAGGATACGAATTTAGAGTAGATGATGCTGGAAGCCTTTCAGTACCAGAAATGCCTTATAAATTAGAATATTATTCACCTGGTGATGTTATATTCGACCCACCTTTCGATAACGCTGTTGTTTCTTCTGGTGATGTTGTACGTAAACATTATTTAGGATTCTCTAGCCAGTTTGGTTATGATCAAGATTTATTACTATTCAAAGGTAAGAAAAGTATATTAGGTGATAACGCTTATAATACTGGTGATGATTACAATACTAAAACAAAAGGATTCCATATGGATGTTAACGCATCTTCAATAATCGACTCAGTTACTAACAGCGAAGTTTTCGCAGTAGGTGTGGGTACTTTTAATGATCCTATCGTTGTAGATGGTACAACTACTCACCCTTATAACNGTATGAGAACTAGAAAATTCACTTGTTTATTTTCAGGTGGTTTTGATGGATGGGACGCTTACAGAGTTAATAGAACAAATACAGATGACTACAAAGTAGGTAGAACTGGTTTCGTTAATGGTGTTTTCGATACGTTTACTAATGTTGAATATGCTGAATTATTCGGTACTTCAGATTATTATGCGACTTTATACGGTTTAAGAACAATGCAAAACCCAGAAGAGATAGCTATAAACATATTAACTACACCAGGAATTGATTTATTAAACAATACTGACTTAGTTAGAGATGCTATTGAAATAGTTGAAGAGAAGAGATTAGATACTATCTATTTACCTACTCTACCAGATATTAAATTACTTAACAATAATAACCCTTCTGATTCAGAAAGCTGGTATTATGCTGAGGATATAGTTGACGAGTTAGAGAGTACTGAAATAGACTCTAGTTATACAGCTATATACTACCCTTGGATACAGATAAACGATACTGATAATAATGCTAACCTATATATCCCACCAACGGCTGAGGTAGTTAGAAATTTAGCTTATACAGATAACGTTTCTTTCCCATGGTTCGCTACAGCTGGTTACAACAGAGGTTTGGTTAAATGTAATAGAGCTCGTATAGCTTTAGATCAAGAAGCTAGAGATGTACTTTACCCAGGTAGAATTAACCCTTTAGCTACATATTCAGATGTAGGGGTTGTTATATGGGGTAACAGAAACTTACAAGTTAAATCTAGTGCGTTGGATAGACTTAATATTAGAAGACTATTACTTCAAGCTAGAAGATTAATTATGAGTGTCTCTAAGAGATTATTATTCGATCCGAATGATACTACAGTTAGAAACCAATTCCTATCATTAGTTAACCCTATATTGGATAACATTAGAAAAGAAAGAGGTTTAACAGACTTTAGAGTTTCAGTTGAAATGGATATTGAAGATGGAGACAGAAACACATTAAGAGGTAAGATTTTTATTAAACCTACACCAACACTTGAGTTTATAGAACTTGAATTTACGGTAACACCTCAAAATGTATCTTTTGATGATATTTAAATAACATAAAATAATAGAAATTAAAAGAGAGTATTAATTTACTCTCTTTTTTTTTGTTTAATAAAGTTTTATATAAAAATCACTCAGTGCGTAAATAGTTAAGAATAGGAATCTAAATGATTGGTCTATTATAGAAATCAGAAATAGATGCTAGCGCTGGATAAATAATAATATAATAAAGTTATTATAATTTATATATATAAGGGTACCTATATTATATTATTATAATATTAT